GGAGAAAGCCGAATGATTGACCGCACTGTTTATAGAGAATGTCTGTATCGCAACGGCTGGGTGTACCGTCCGAACTCTGAATTTATAGTTAAGCCGGTGCTTGAATTGAATCGCTTAGACCAGCGTATCAAGGAACTAGAGGCAAATAGATTGTGCCGATGTGCTGATGCTGTCCGATGTGACATGGCGTTACGCATCGAGGAACTGGAGCGCAGCCTCTATCAAGCCATGCTCGCAGCCGCCCCCAAGCCCGACGCCGAACTGGCGCGGGAGTGTGAGTGGCGAGGTGGCACCGATTACGACGCGACTGTGTGGTATGGGGCATGCGGTTTGATGTGGGAATTTACCAATGATGGACCCGTAGAGAACGAGTTCCATTATTGCCCGCGTTGCGGCGGTAAGGTGCGGATCAAGGAGGAAAACCATGAGTGATTTAATCACGCGCCTCAAAGCCGCCCAGTTGCGCGGCAACGCTGACCCGCAAGATACCGGCGCGGGCGGGTTGCTGGAGGAGGCGGCGGGGCGCATCGCGGAACTGGAGCGCAAGTTGCCACTGATGAAGGAGTGTGTCAAGGTAGCGATGGAGAACCTAGAGGTGGTGCGACAGGAACTTGACACCCTGATGGGAGATAGGAAATGAAGTACCCGAAGGCCTTTGAGAAGTACTATAACAGAGCCGCTACTCATGTACCCGGAGTAGACGAGACTTATCAGTATAGTGGAGTCAAGCACATCGCGTACCATGCATGGAAAGCTGGCCGTAAGTTTCAACAAAACAAACCACAGCCCATTAAGTGGGGCTATCATTGCGTCGGCGGTCTGGCCGGATGGATATTGAGAGGCCTGAGAGATGAGCGTAAGGACAGTATGTAAAGTTGCATACGATGCAGCAGGAGAGCATGGAGTTCCGTGTCGTATCGTATGCCCAATCTGCCTAGGCGGAGAGGATCACGAAGAATGCCTATCAATATGGGAAGGAGAGGTTGGTCTTATGGCTACCTGCCACCGAGCATCATGCGGGGTAGGCACTGTCCATGTGCTTGATCTAAACTCACCAACCCTAGGTAAGTGGAGGAGGCAAGCACCAGAGCACAAGTACACGTCTTATGATGCGAAGTACTTTGATTCCGTTGACAAGGAACTGCGGGAAAAGTGGAAGTATGGCAAGCGGATTGACGGCGCAGGCTTCCTACGCAAGGTCGATCCAGACCACGTAGGCATACTAATGCGCGGCCCTGACTTTGACTGTGAGGGTATAGTGGTACGCAGCGTGGGAAATACCGAGGGGCCGAAGGCGTTGACTTACAAGAACCGCCCTGAATACAATGGGTTATCGTGGTTCGAGGGTAAGGCTACGCTGGGTTGTCCCAACCTCTACGCCGTAGAGGACAGCGTGTCGGCCCTCGTTTTGTATGGCCTAGGGCTGCCCTCAGTGAGCCTGAATGGCACGGGATTGAGCACGGATAGGGTAGACGCCATGCTAGGGAAAAAGTGGAAGGTGGTCCTTATGCTTGACGCTGACGCTACCGGCAAGGCGCTGATGTACCGTATCCGGTATGGCCCGGACAAGATACAGGTAATCAGACTTGTCAAGGATATCAAGGACATGGAAGATGTAGAGATCATAACGCTCCTTCGGGAGGCAGGAGCGTTGGACGCAGGGACGTGGTACAAAGGGACGCTAGTGTAAAGTTGTGTAAAGGTTAGGCGTATTTTGTGCAGTTCTAATAACAATCCTGTCTAATAGCTATAGCATAATTGATCTAGATTGATTAGATATATATAATAATAGCTATAGCTATTACATCAATAGCTATTCAATTCAACTTGAAAGGATATACTAGATGTTTGAAAGCAAGGTACTAGCTGCCTTCCTGCACAACAGGAAGGATTACGATAACGCTGTACCTCACCTGAACAGGTCGGAGTGGAGTCCTATGGGACTCGTCGTGCTGGAAACCATCGACTCATACTACGGCAAGGATATCAACGCCGAGTCCATTGACATGGACGTGTTCCGTCTCGCCCTAGACCGTCGCTTCCGCGACGTGCCTAAGCACATGGACAAGGCTCGTGACTATCTCGAAGGCGTGGTAAACGTAGACTATTCTGCTGTCAATGTCATCAGTGAGATCATCGAACAGAAGCGTGCCCGTGTGGGTACGCAGCTAGCCGATGCTCTGTTAGCTCAGGACACGCAGCGAATTGATATGTATCTGCAAGAGTACGAGGAGCTTTCCGATACGGTAGTACTTGAAGATCACGCGCAGGATGAGTACATCGGCGTCACCCTTGATAAACTGGAGGAGCAATTTGAAACAGACGGTTCGTGGAAACTGTCGCCACGAGAACTGGCGTCGCGCATACGAGGTGGACTGCGACCCGGACACCACGTGGTGGTGGCAGCAAGACCGGAACGTGGCAAGACGTTGTTCGGAATCAACTTCGCTGCAGGCTTCCTGCAACAGGGCGCAAAGGTACTATACATCGGCAACGAAGATCCGATCCCTGACCTAGTGTTACGCCTGCTATCCAACCTGACGAACATGACAGAGGAGGAGCTGTTCGCCAACAAGGATCAAGCGATGGAGATGGCGCTTGCCAAGGGCTACAACGAGTGCGTGTTCGTTGGCTTGGCCCCCGGTACGTTGTATGAGATCGAAGCACTGGCACGCAGGCATGAGCCTGACATTATCGTGATGGATCAGATGCGTAACGTTCGCGCCAACACGGAGAACAATACGCAGAGGCTAGAGGTAGTGGCGCAAGGCCTGCGTAACATAGCACGGAAGCACAAGTGCGTGGTAGTTTCGATGACACAGGTAGGTGATAGCGGTCGGGACAAGCTGATCCTGAACGATGGCGACATAGATGGCAGCAACACCGGTATCCCCGGTGCGTGTGATGTCATCGTGATGATAGGTAGTAGCGCCGACTCGGAGATGCGGGACCTGCGTACCCTCACGCTGGCTAAGAACAAGCGGGGTGGGGATCATGGCAGCTTCATCGTGTCGGTGAACAGGAACCTGTCAAGGGTGACGACCTATGTTTAGTCAACTGCCAGAGTTCTTAGTCAACCCTAACCCGGACATTTACCGGTCATCCAACTACGTGGTATTAGACTTTGAATGCACCAATCTTGAGCATGGCTCCCCGCTCAACAAGGATAATCGTCTTGTCCTTACCGCATGGCGGGATCGTAATGGGCAACATTATAACTGGAAGGGAGAACTCGACCAATCAGAACTGGTTGCTGCTTGCAATGCGTCCGACTTCATCGTTTCGCATAACGCGAAATTTGAGTTGCAATGGCTCGAACGGTGCGGGTATGACATTGGTTCCCGGCCCGTGTACTGTACACTTGTCGCCGAATGGGTACTGTGCGGTAACATACGCAAGCCCCTCAACCTTGACGACGTACTTGAGAGATACGGGCTCGGGCACAAGGACCCAATCGTCAGCCGACTAATCAAGTCGGGCGTATGTCCGTCGGACATACCACGCTCCATGCTCCTGCGGTATGGCCTGACTGACGTACGTCTTACCGAGCGGTTGTTCGATAGGCAGATGGGACTGATGCATGGCACACGGCTGCTACCGGTGGTATATACGCGATGCATAACTATCCCACCCCTTGCCGACATTGAGAAGCAAGGCTTGCATCTCGACGCTGCTAGGGTGGAGCTTGAGTACGACCGTACGGTTGCTGCGTACGCTGAGGTGATGGAACAATTGGAGGGTATCTCGGAGGGGATCAACCCGCAGTCACCAACCCAGCTAGCGCAGTTGATCTACGGTAGGCTAGGCTTCGAGGAGAAGTGCGACAATAAGGGTGTGCCTATACGGAACAAGCCGACCAAGCAATTCCCGAAGGGCTTGCCCAAGACAGACGAGGCTACGCTGCTGTCGCTTGGTGCCAAGACAGATGAGCAACGCAGGTTTATCGAACTGAAGAAGGAGCAGGGTAAGCTATCTGCTGCCTTAAACAAGAACCTGTCGATGTTCATCGGTGCATGCAGGGAGCATGACGGCATGATCTATGCGGAACTGAACCACGGACGTACAGTAACGCATCGTCTATCGTCGGCAGGACGCCGCACCTACTACAAGATGTTCGATGACTACAAGGGGTGTCAGTTCCAGAACTTGCCCCGACAGTACAAGCCACTGTTCTCCCCTCGCCACGAGGGCTGGCTGTTCGGCGAAGCCGACGGCAGTCAGCTAGAGTTCAGGGTAGCGGGTCACTTAGGTAATGACGATGTGATCCGACAGGAAGTTAGAGATGGTTATGACGTACACACATTCACTCAAGAGGTAATTAGTCGTGCAGGAAAAGCAATCTCAAGAACAGACGCGAAGGCCCACACATTCAAGCCACTGTATGGCGGTACTTCCGGGACTCGTGCTGAAAAGGCGTACTATGCAGCTTTCAAGGACAAGTATAACGCGCTTACCACCACCCAAGATGACTGGTGCTTCGAGGTTGGAGCAACCAAGAAGCTAGAGACAGAGTGGGGTATGCGGTTCTACTTCCCGGAGGCTGAGTTCTCTAGGGATGGGTGGTTGAATTGCAAGACGAACGTGTACAATATCCCAGTGCAAAGCTTTGCCACTGCGGATATCATTCCAATCGGGTTGACGTACTTCTGGCACAGGACCCGTGACGCTGAGCTTATGCTGGTCAATACGGTGCATGACTCAATCGAGGCTGAATTTCCTCCGCATGAAAGGGAACTTTTTGAATTAACTGCTGTCGAAGCATTAACGCATGACGTATATAGCTATCTAGATCGGGTATATAACGTCCAGTTTTCGGTACCTCTCGGTGTAGGTATGGTCATAGGCAGGCACTGGGGAGAGCTGGAACAGAACGAAGAAGAAATCAAGATAAACGTGGAGACTCCGTATGGATAAGAGGGTTATTGCTACGGTTGAAGATGACAACGGGCAGGACTATGAGATTGTTGCATGGGTTCTTCCCGGAGAGAATGAATACGAAGTGATCGAAGATGAAGCGAAGTATAGAGGCATTCGTTATGCCACAACAACTGGGGTATATTACCCCGACGGTCTAATCGAAAAAGAGGAAGGAAAAGATGACGAAGGTAGTAGGTAAACTCGAACGTGCTCACACCAACCCGAAGGGTATCAGTTCGTTTCTTTTGAATGACGTCTGGTACGGTACGTACAAGACCAGCTTCAAGCACCTTGAGGGACAGGTGGTTGAGTTCGATGCCGAACAGAACGGCAAGTACTGGAACGCTAAGAACGTAGTAGCTTCCACGCAAGCTGCCCCCGTAGCCAAGCAATCAGGTGGCGGTGGTAGTGACAGTCGGCAACAGAGTATCGTCCTGCAATCCAGCTACAAGACTGCTGCTGAATTGGTCAGTGCGTTTCTGGCTGCTGGCATCCTCCCGCTGGGTGCTAAGAAGGCCGAGCAGTACGACGTGGCTATGGGCTATCTCGATGAGATCGCGTTGAGCCTGTACAGCAAGTGTATCGACGCGGGTGCGTTCCTCGAAGGGAAGGACGAGGCACCGGGCCCGGCTCCGGGTTCTGGTGACGACTACGTGCCGACTGAGGCGTAACATGAGAGGCTCACTAGCCAAGCAGATACGCAGGCTGGTCGAGCGCCGGTACAAGTTCTTGTCTGACGACAAGTTGTACATGCAGAGGGCAACGGGCCAGATCATTCTGGCCCAACAATGCAAGCGCTCTATGTACCAAGCCATCAAGCGGCAAGTTAAGAAGAGGAAGCGTTATGGAACTCTCAGCAAAGTTCAGTAGTGAGATCGAGGATGTACTAAGCGACGAGTTTAGTCTAACTCGAATGATGGTGGAACTGCCGGGAGGCAACGAGTCCTTCTGCATTAAGCCGACGTACTCGTTCGCTGTTTCAGGTGATCCGTATGTAGTGTACGGTATCTTCAACCGTGCTACTGGAGTACGGGAAGCAGATACCACGCAGTACGCTGCCGCAAAGGAGTGGGTACAGGCGTTGACTAGGATCGCCCTCGGCGAGAAGATGCCGGGACTTGGTGGCCACATCACTACACTCTCCGATCATGGAGGAAATGAGCGCGGCAAGGTGAACTAATGAAGGCACTGATTGACGGTGACATCTTGGTATACCGGTGTGCGTTCGCTGCTGAATCCACCCGCTATACCCTGCTTGATCCGGAATCAGGGGTACCTATTGGTCAGTTTGAATCTTCGGCTGACATGAAAGCGTATATCAAAGAGAATGCGTTGAGTGAGGGAGAGTACGAGGTGGACCGGGAGCGGCTTTACGAGCCGCTCTCACACGCTCTAGCTAACGTTAAGAGTGTGATGAACACCATCCTCACTCGCGTAGGTACGCAGGATTACCACCTGTTCCTGAGTCAAGGCAAATGCTTTCGCAACAATATCGCTACCATACTGGAGTACAAGGCCAACCGTAAGGATGCGCCTCGCCCGATCTACTACGACGAGACGCGTGAGTACTTGGTCAACCAGTACGGTGCTCGTATCTACAGCAGTATTGAAGCCGACGACGCTCTGGCTATGTGCCAGACGAATGACACGGTGATCGTGTCCATTGATAAGGATCTATTGCAGGTACCCGGCAAGCACTACAACTGGGTCAAGGACCAGAAGGTATGGGTTGCACCAGATGTAGGCCTGCGTAAGCTGTACATGCAGGTACTCAGTGGCGATCCGACAGATAACATCCCCGGCATACGGGGAGTTGGCGAAGCTACCGCACGTAAGATGTTGGCTGATGTGCCGACAAGTAAAAAGGACCTATCGACTGCGTGTACAGCAGCGTGGGATAACTACCTGAAGTCGGACAAGAACACATTGTTCACGCCGACAAAGGAGGACGGACTGTGGAACTACACTAGCTGGGCAGGCATGACCTGTACCGCATCTGCTGTTGATATTGCAGCGGAGGTATTCCATCTAGTGCGTGTAGGAGGAAGAGATGCCATCGAGGCGCTACAGGAACAAGGCGAAGAGTTACCTCTCGCCGGAGGATAGGAAGGGAAGGGCGGTTGGTCCGCCCGCACCCTACCGTTCGTGGTTAGAGGCTGATGTCGCGGAGGATTTGAAGCGACGCAAGATCAAGTTCAAGTACGAGAATACCAAGGTTACGTTTGTTGAGCCATCAAAGGTGCGTACGTATCTAGCCGACTTGGATATAGGAGACCTCATCGTAGAGGTCAAGGGTCGGTGGACGGCACAGGATCGCAAGAAGATGATGTATGTCATCGAGCAGAATCCAGAGCTTGACATTCGCATCCTGTTTGACAAGGACAATACCATCAGCAGGAATAGCAAGACACGCTACTCTGACTGGTGCGACAAACGAGAAATCAAATACGCCATCGGTCGGGCAGTCCCCGACGATTGGCTGGGAGACAAGAATGGAAAGTAGTACATCTGGTGAGTTGCGTGCGCCCGGTAAGATCCGGGTTCTTTCAGGACGGGTGCTTGATCTACGGAACCTGCAACCCGAGGACATCTACATCGAGGACATTGCGTGGGGGTTGGGTCGTACCCTGCGCTACGGTGGACACATTCGAGAGGACTACACAGTAGCCCATCACTCGATCATCATGTCATATCTCGTCGCTCCGGAGTATGCCCTTGAGGCGCTGCTGCACGACGCAGCCGAGGCGTACATAGGTGACATCATCTGGCCGGTCAAGACGTTGTTCCCTGCTATTGAGAAGTTCGAGAACATGCTGGCATTGAAGATCATGCAGAAGTTCGACGTCAAGACGCACGGTACCGACCTCCTCTATACCGACGCCGGCTATCCAGAGGTATCGGCACCCATCCCCTTGTACGTCAAGAGCGGGGCCTGTGAATCTGCGGATCAACTGATGCTGCAGCACGAGTGCTTCGGGTTTGGCAGGCCGGGTACATTTATCCGTGAGGTGGAGGATGCGTGGATGAAGGCAGTCACCGAGCATGAGATGTGGTGGCATGCGCCTACGTATGCGTTCCTCGAACGTTATGATTGGCTTACTGGCATGAACGTACTCGATCTCGATGCGCTGAGCAAGCTGTGGTTCGCAGACGACGAGCACTCCGAGCGGATGGTAAAGGAAGCAGAGGCAGCGATGACTGAACTCGGGTATCTTATACCCGATCCTCCAAAGAAGGAGGAAGTCGCCAATGGCTAAGCGTCCTATCCATGTCATTGGTATTACAGGGCGTGCACGCAGCGGGAAGGATGCGTTCACTACCATGCTTCGAGCCCACTTACGCGATAGTACGCTGGACATGGATGTCGTGGACAAGGCTCTGGCTGGAACGCTGAAGCTAATGGTCTACGACTTTCTAGCAGACGCACTTTGTAATGCGGCGAGGGATAGTCTGGCTGACAACTCCCCGTATGGGGAGTACAAGGAGGATGTGATCGAGGGGATAGGGAAATCCCCCCGTCAGCTAATGCAAACGCTCGGCACTGAATGGGGGCGGCAACTGATAGGCGAGGACGTATGGGTTAACATCATGCGTAATCGTATTCAGAGGGAGGCAGACGAACTGGAAAGGAAGAAGGATTACAACGGGCTAGTTGTTATCATTCCGGATGTCCGGTTCGACAATGAGGTTAAGCTGTGTGACCTACTGATACGGGTGGTGCGTGATGGGGCGCAGCCAGTATCCGACCATGCATCAGAAGGAGGAATACCAGATGACCTTATTGACTATACTGTGTCTAACAATGGTAGTCTCTTGGAGTTGGATAAGAAGGCTGCCGCCCTGTCAACCATAATCGTGGAGAAATTCGGTGCAAGTAGAGAAGATCGAGCTGCCTAAAAGGGACCTTGAGTTTGTGCTTGAGTCCTTCGAGACAATCGAGGCAGAACTAGAGGCATTAGAATTGTCAGAAGAATGGTTTACTTCTGACTCAATGGACCGCCTCATATCAGCCAAGCAGATACTATAC